GCGGCGTTGGTGGCGTCGGCGTTGAGGGCGAAGGCGTCCATGATTTCGCCGCCACTCTGCGCCAACCGTGCACGAATCGACGGGGCCATTGCGACCGCGGCATCCTCGTCCAGCGTGTAAGACCAGTTCTGCTCGGTAATCAACTCCGTAGCTGTCAGTGTGCTCTTGGCGGTCGCCGGGTCGCTTGCCGTGGTCGCCGTGTTCTCGGTGCCCTTGCGCCACGTCACCGAACCCAAGCCGAGCGGCACGTCAAACGGGTTGGTCGGCATGGTGATGCGCTGCATGGTGTTGACAATGCGGGAAGCCAGGAAGAAGTCATCCCACAGCATCGCGGCCATGTTCGTCGGCACCAGTTCGTCACCGGTCGCGCTGCCGGTGGAGGTCAACGCCTTGACCGCGTTCTCCAACTCGTCAGACGCGGCGCGGGCTGCGCTGCCGCCCATCGTCGGGCTGTAATTCTTCACCTGGCCGTCCAACAGCATCTTGGCAATCAGCAGGTCAGCGGGCGAGTACACCATGCCTGCGGCCTTGTGCTGCTGCCCCTGCTCGAACGACTTGAGAAAGCGGGCGTAGCGCCCCGCCTTGGTTGTACCATCGTGGGCAATAGGTGCGCCGCCTGCGGTGCGAAACGCGGGCTGACGGTCCAACGCCGCCTTAACCTGCTGCTGCACCAGGGCGTCAATCTGCCCGCCAAACTGCTTCTCAATCTGCTCCCATTGCAATTCCTGCTTGGGCGCGCCCTTGACGGCGTTTGTGAGTTCCGCCATCTGTGCGAGTACTGCATCAAACTGTGCCGCCATGATTGCTGTGCCTCCTAGCACTACTCTGACAAATAAGGTCGAACTGCTGACACGAAGTCAGCCAGGATTGCGGCCAGGCGTAATTCCTGCGCCGCCTCTATCGCATCAGCGTCGGGTGTGCTGTGAGGTGCATCGCCCTGGCTGTCGTTCCCGGTGTCGGGTACCGCGGGGGTGTCGTCTGCCTTGCCCTCGGCCGCGGGTGGGTCGGCGGCCGGCGGGTCGGCGTCTTTCTCCACTGGTGCGGCGTCTAGCGCTTTCGCGGCGAGGCGCAGCGCATCGGCATTGGCGGGGATGGGCACCAGCGACCATTCCAAGAGTTCCCACGCCGTGATGTCGTTGCCGCCGAACTCGTTGGGCTGCATCTCGATCGGGCGAAAGCCGATGCTCGCCGTGCGTACCCAGCCGCCGTCCCACAGCAGCCGCACGATGTTCTGCGGGTCCTGGTCGTTGGCAGCCGGCCGCAGCTCAAAGTCGGCCATGATGCCGCCGTCGGTCGTCTCCAGGTTCACCGTGCGCCCGATAACGTCGGAGGGCTGATAGTACGAATGGCCCCACATGACCACCGGGTTTTTCTGGTAGTTGTCGAGCACTGCGCCGCGCGGCATTACCCGGTCGCGGTCACGGTCGCAGCCTGCCGTGCTGATGACGATGCGCCCGCCGGCATCGCTCTTGCTCACCAACTCGGCTGTAAAAGTCTTGTGCTGGATAGTCATGTGCCGCCCCTGGAAATAAAAAAGCCCACTATGACCAGCATAGCGAGCTTAGAACGCGTTTTCTATTCCCCACAGTGGGGGAACTTTTTAGCGGGTGGGGCTAAGTGCTTACACGCTTATCAATTCATGCAACTTTGCCGCCATTTCCGTGCCACATTCATCACAGAAAGAAATCATCAAAAAACTACGCCGCTTACCTTTCTGCCGCTTCATCCCCACACAAACAGCCCCCGTTGCTTTTTTACCGCACTCACAAGGAATTGCGCCACCAACGATTATGTCATCAGTGATGCGAAGAATGACAAAAGGAGCACCACTACTTGGATCGACTTTCATTCTATCTCCTTCGCCACCTTCGCCACCAGCTCGATCGTCGTGCGCGCCCCTGCCTTATCGCGGGCATGGCGCAGATGTTCCCGCATGGTGCTGCGCTCGATACATAGGTCCTGCCGGATGTCCCGCGGCTGTTTGCCCTGCATCAACAGCAGCACTATCTCCCGCTCGCGATTCGTCAGTTGTGCCATGATCGCCACACTCGCCGCCCCTACACGTCACCGCCATTAAACGCCCCACAAATAGCTTATGATATTCGTTCTTATCGCAAGCTATTTTGCCTACCGCGCCGCCCGCTTAATTGCGTCCTCAAACCGCCTGACAATCTTATCGCGGAACTGCGCCAACGCTTGCGCGTCCGTGCGCCAACGTCCCTTGTGCATCCATGCCTGTTTCGCCGCTGATTGCACATAGGGCGCGTACTCAATGGCGTTACCGACGTGCCCAACCAACAAGGTGCTATTTCCCTCTACCCGTGTAAGCCACGCCTGCCCAAGCTTGCCGGTGCGCTTGTAGCCTTCGTAGTAGAGCCGCCCGCGCTTGTCTTTGCTCCACCCGCGCGACTTAGCCATAAAGTCAGCAGACTTGCCGCCGCGCGTCGTGAACCGCACAGGTGACATTGCCGGTCCCTGTATCGCCGCCGGCTTGGGTGGGTACTTCTTCATGTACTTTTCAAGCTCGAACAGGCTTGCTTCCATCGGCGCGCGCATGTAGCTTCCCGCTGCTATGCGGTTCAGTTCGGCCCTGATTTGTCGCAGCCCTTCGGGGGTGGTGATTTCTACCTCTATCACGCGCTGCCTCCAATCTCGATAATCTCTGCCCCGATGCGGCATCGACAATTCTTGACTAAGACGCCATTGCAGATGTATAATTCGTAATCATCCGACTGGAGGTCGTAAACATGCCCAAGATAGTCAAATGTCCGAATCTTGACGATTTTATCCGTAGATACATCGGCGGCGAATCTGAGAAGAAACTCGCGGCTGAGGCTGGTATGAGTCGCCCTGCCTTCCGTCAACGCCTTATCAAGCATGGCGTCACGCCACGCAATCGCAGTCAAGGAATGGTTGCCCGTTGGCATGAGTCCACTACTGAGCAGCGAATCGCCATGACTGCTAATGCTCATGCTTCCGTTCGTGGCAAACCCCAAAGCATCGATTTGCGAGTGAGACAAGCTGCCACCAGAGAACACAACCTCGGCAACAGCCCCATAGTCGAAACTACTCTCGCCAACATATTGAGAGATAGCGGACTGCCCATCACGCAGCATAAAGCCATCGGCAAATACAATGTCGATGTCGCCGTGAATGTCCCGCCCCTCGCCGTGGAAATCTTTGGGGGAGGCTGGCACGCTTACGGACGACACCGCGCCCGATTTCTTGAGCGCACTAAATACCTTATCGATAGCGGTTGGAACGTGCTTGTAATCTGGCTTGACGCTAGACGCTATCCGTTCAGCTTGGCTTGTGCCGATTACGTAATCGCTTTCGCTGAGGAATTGCGCCTGAATCCAACCTCGCGGGGTCAATATCGGGTGATTCTTGGTGACGGTAATCTTGCGCCCATTTTCGAGCGTTATCTCAACACACAAGCCACTATAGAAGGACTTAGCAGCGGCATTTAGGGCACCAGGGATCACAACCTCATTACCGGGGAGGATACACCCTGGGTGTGCCGGCGGCGTCTGGAACGGGCGTTTGATTTTGGCTTGCAGTTCAGGCGGCAGCTTGTCGCTGAATTTACCCTCCAAGCCAACCGTTTGCCCGTCAAGCGAACCACAATAAGGGCACACCCTCTCGTCGTTCGCCGTCATCCAAATCATCGCCTTGACCACGCCTGACGCTGTGTAGCCCTGTAACGTGCCCTGCGCTGCACTGTGCGTCGTTTCGGTCATGGCAATCAAGCGGGCGCGCGTATCGCCAAACACCGGGGCTAAGTCCTTCGTCAGCGCGTCAAGGTGTTCGCCGTTCTCGTACCATCGCGCGACACTCTCACGCACCGCCGCTTTCGTCGTGTCGTTCACGCCGCGGATTAGTTCAGCCGAGTACGCCCGCGCCCAATCACGCGCTGCCGTATGTACCAACGTGTAGTCGAACCCCACGCCCATTGTAGACAGTTGGTCGGCGGCAATCGTTACGCCTGCATCAGCAGCACGGCGCACAGTGGCATCTATGGCGTCGTTAAGCGCTTGGCTGCCTATGCGCTGCTCGATATACGTCTGCAACTCATACAGCGTCATGCTCTCGGCGTTGGGCGGCAGCAGGTT